CCTAAATTACAATCTTAATTAACTAAAGCCTAGTCGTATGGCTCTATTAATGAAAGCTACGACCACCTTTTCGGCCTGGGCGTTTTTCGCAACGCACAGGGAGATTAAACCCGAAGAGATAGTTTCTGGATTAATGAACCAGATTAGATGTTAATGAATATCCTTATAAAGATATTTTGGTCCTATCGCTAAAGAGTTGTATAATTTTAGCAGGAAAATTTATAACTTGGATTAAACTTCGGGTTGCCAGATGAGCAATTCCAAAACCCCTTTTGGGTTAGGTCGCTCTCTGGTTCTTTATTAAATTAAAGGATCATGAGACACTTAACTTAAACAAATTACAATTATGCCAACTACCAATAATATTACAAATACAAAATTAGTCAATTCTCTTAAATGGAAGAATAAACGTACTAATAAACATAAGGCAAAAACCAGAGAGTTGCTAACTCAAGCAATTCAAAAAACACGCAAAGAAGATTCTTTGAAAAAGGATGCACTTAAAAATCAAGCAGGTATTTTACCATCAAGGGCAGATTTATTATCTTATCTGCCTATTGTACCAGGTATTGATACTTCCTTGATTTTGTCTGAGATAGAAAATATTTCAGCTTTTTTCTTTGCTTTACTTGACGCTAGCTCATCTCGTCAAGTCGCCGCCATCTTACTTTTGTTTCTTCAAACGCACTGCACAGACAGTGTTTTGAATCATATGGTGGAATTTATCAAAAGTGAATGCAATTTTGATTTATTAACTCCGCAATCTTCTGATACTGTTCCTGAATGGATTAGTTGGATGAAGAATTGCAAAGACAACTGGAGTGCAGTTGTCCAAAACAAAGCATTCAAAAAGATTTCTACGCTAATCAGTATGAGTGCAGCAATGGGTTTATGTGACATTGCTAAATTTAAGTTTGATGTAAATGGAATTCGCATATTTTCCATTTCGTCTTATAAACACCATGTTACAGCTCCCGATTTGATTGGAGCAGTTATTGAAACTGTTTCTTATTTCATTGAAGGAGGGTATAAGTGTTTTAAAACGGGATCTTTCTCACCCTTTATTTTTTCCGGTGACGCCGCTCAGCAGTTTGAAGCAGATTATTTCGAGATGTTGGATTTAGCTCCATTTATGAAAGCAGGTAATTTATTGCGGAAAAAACAAATTACTGAAAATGATTTTGATTTTAAATTAACCCATTTGATAGATTCTGCAGATTCTCTTTATAAAGCAGCTGAAGGCACGTGGGAAAAGAAAATTCTATTTGACCGTTTGTCTCAATTACGGAAAATTAGAGCAGATTTTATTACAATACGCGTTGATGGAAAATTGCGTGAAGCACCTTTTGCGATTTATGTAGAAGGTCCTTCAGGTGTGGGGAAATCTTCCGTTAGTGCAATTTTGATGCGAACTGTTTTATTAGCGAATGGATTTGACGCTAGTGATGAGCGTTTGATTACTATAAATGAAGCTGACAAATATATGTCAACTTATCGTTCTTTTATGAATGGGATCTTTTTTGATGATTTAGGTAATACTCAAGCACAATTTGTTGAGAAATCACCAGCTGCTAAGATTATCGAGATTATTAATAATGTTCCCGCCTACGCCAATATGGCTGAGGCTGAGTTAAAAGGGAAAATTTCTATAGAACCAAAGTGCGTTATTGGAACGTCAAATCTAAATATTGATTCTATTGCTAGACAATATTCCAACGAACCATATTCTATTTCTCGCAGATTTTTAATTCAAATTCATGTTACCGTAAAAGAAGAGTTTGCTATGAAAGATGGAAGATTAGATTCTTCTAAGGTTCATGATAAATATTCAGATGGAATTCCTGCTGTACCTGATCTTTGGGACATTGTGGTATATACTCCTTATTTTGACCCATGTAATGGTAATGTCCGTAAACATGCAAAAATGAATATTATGGAATTGGTAATTTATGCCAGAAATGAGTCTAGGCGCCATTTTCGAAACCAATCAGACGTAGTTAATTTTGCGTCTAATTTGGATGAAAAAATGGATTTTTGCACGGAATGTCATTTGCCAGGCTGTATGTGCAAATGTGTTTTGGACAATCAAATGTTTGAACAACAAACTGAATATATTAAATCTTTAATTTCTGAAATTTCTTCATATGATTCTAAATGGTTGAAATGGACAAATTATTTGCCAGTACATTTGTTTGATAATCGATATGTGGATATGTTTTTGACGTATTTACGACGACATCAAATTCAAGCTGAGACTTTAGTTTCATACAATGTGTGGAAAGGATCACTTGTTATAGGGTTAATATCCATTTTTTGGAGTTTTCTTTTAGCTTTATTCGTCATTTGTTCTTCCACTTTTATGTATGGGAGGAAGTTGATGATGAAAAAAGCGCAATTGATTCGCCAGCTGAGAGATGCCAATGGCGCTATGCCATTAATTTTTAAAAGAATTCGTGACAATCATGTAGCAACTATTGCAGTTACAGGCTCTATTTTGGGAGTTATTTATATGTTAGTTAAAGCATATAAGAGTGCTAGAGTATTAACTGAGCAGGGAACTTTAACACCTACATCTTGTGCTGATATTCAGCAAAGAGATGCGGAAAGTGATCCTTGGGCAGAGGTTCATGTATCAGATTTGCCTTCAACCGAAATTGCGGAACGTTGCACACATGATCAATTGAAGCGTAATGTATTTAACAATTTGTTTTTTATGGAATTGAAAGATTCGCAATCGGTTAAATTTTGCGATGCATTTTTTCCGAAATCAAATATTGCAATTATTCCTGCCCACATGTGGATAGAGGATGAAGTTATAGCAAAGTTTTATCGTCGAGGCGATAATACAAACGGAGCTTATTTTAAATCCTGTTTAAGCAAAAAATTTGCGATTAAAATTCCTGATATGGATCTTTATATGGCATGGGTTTCTAATTCGTGCAGTATGAAAGATTTAAGCGAATATTTTGCTTTAGGAGATTATCATGCCGTTCCAGCAACTATGATTTATAAAAGAAGATCAGGGGAACGTGCCGATTTTAAAGCTAAGCTTACACCAGGCATGGTTTACACACATGTTGCAACTTTTAAAGGTTTCAATTATCGTTTGGTTGACAAAACTTTTGATGGTATGTGTATGGGTACATGGGTTTCTGATTCAGTTAAAAAACAAATTATAGGATTTCATTTAGGAGGTAACGGTTATCGTGGAGGCGCAGGACAATTTACTTTGTCCATGCTTCGAGATGCTGAAGCTCAATTGAGATCTTTAGAAGGAGTTTTATTGGCTAAGAGTACAGGTACCGTGATGACTGAGCAATATGGAGTAAAATTTTTTAAACATGAAGATATACATTACAAGAGTCCAACTAGATTTTTATCTAAAGGGAACAATGTAGAGATTTATGGCACTGTAGAGGGCAGGTCTATTATGCGATCAACAGTGATGGAAACAAAAATTTCGCCTTTTGTTACAGCCGTGACTGGTGTTGAACAAAAGTGGGGACCACCTAAATTTGGTCCCGAGAGATGGAAACCTTGGCAAGTTTCCCTTCAGCATTCCAGTAATCCTTCTATTGGGATGAAAGGAGATTTGTTGCAAAAAGCTGTTATAGACTTTAAATTACCTTTGCTTGAACTTATTGCCAATAATGAACCTCTTAAAAATGAGATTCATCCACTTTCACGAATGGAGACAGTATGCGGGATTGATGGAAAAAGATTTATTGATAAGATGAAACCTTCAACTTCCGTTGGATATCCTTTGTCGGGTCCAAAATCAACATATTTAACGACTTTGAATCCCGACGATTTTGACAATTTTGCTTGTCCTATGGAATTAGATGAGCAATTTTGGAATGAATTTGAAAGAATGGAGGAAGAATATTTAGCAGGCAGACGCTGTTATCCTGTTTTTAAAGCTTCTTTGAAGGACGAACCGACTCCTATTGAAAAGGACAAGGTTCGTGTTTTTCAAGCAGCTCCTTTAGCTCTGCAGTTGCTAGTGCGGAAATATTATCTTCCTTTGGCGCGAGTTTTGTCGCTGTATCCTCTTGTGTCTGAATGCGCAGTTGGGGTTAATCCTTACGGACCCGAATGGGATCAGTTGTCTAAACATGTCAAAAAATATGGATCGGACCGTATTTTAGCTGGTGATTACAGCAAATATGATTTACGTATGTCGAGCCAATTAATGGCCGCAGCTTTTCGTGTTTTAATTGATATGGCAAGATCAACGAACAATTATTCTGATAGTGATATATCTATTATGGAAGGTGTTGCTACAGATATATGCCAACCCTTGATGGCATATAATGGGGATTATATTCAACATGTGGGATCTAATCCGTCTGGACAGAATTTAACAGTTTACATTAATTCCATAGTAAATGCATTATTGTTTAGATGTGCATATTTTCATATTTATGCCGATCGTAAAAACATACCTCCATTTAAAGCCGTTTGTGCTTTAATTACATATGGAGACGATGCAAAGAGTTCTGTTCGTTCAGGCTATGATGAGTTTAATCATATTGCAGTAGCTAATTTTTTAGAGGCTAACGATATGAAGTTCACCATGCCTGACAAAACGTCTATTCCTACAAAATTTATGACTGATAAGACAGCAGATTTATTAAAAAGGAAAAATATTGTCAATCCGGAAACTGGATTAATATTTGGTGCATTGGATGAGTCCTCTATTTTTAAGAGTCTTCATTCAGTACTTAAGTCTACAGCTGTGTCGAATGAGGAACAATGTATGAGCAACATTGATGGAGCGCTACGAGAGTGGTTTGCCCATGGAAGAGACATTTATGAATTGCGTCGAGCTCAGATGCAACGCGTAGCTCAACTAGCTGACATCACACATGGATGTGACGAGTTACACACTACATATGACGAATGTGTAGATCGCTTTTGCGAGAAATACGGCGTTTCTAGGCTAGAATAGAAACGTCATTTTGCTTCCGAGTTCCTATCGGTGTTATGCTTAAACAGTAAAAATAGGAATGTTATATATGGATTACCTAGTAATTGCAATGTATACACGTTGTGTGCAATACTAAGGCTTTGTAACATTATAGATTTAACTCTATTTAGAGTACACTTTATCAGTAAAACATACGTGTTCGCAAGGAATAAGTATTGAGCAATACATTCCCCAAGTAATAAATATAGCTCACTAACACTTACACACAAAACACTCAAACAAGTCCAGCATGTGACTATAACATGTTAGAAGATGGAATTCTTCGACCTCAATCCAATGTTTTTAATGTAACTATTAACGAAGGAACCAAAGAGTCTTCAAATGCGAATGTTCATTTTATTGATCAGAATCCTGCATGGGATTATACTGTCGATTCTCAACCTGACCCAACTTTTGGTACGGCTGATATGAACGACGCAGATTTAGGAGATTTCTTTAAAAGACCTTTGGAAATTGCTTCATATAATTGGGCAACTACAAATGATTCTTTTTTCAAAAGATTTAACCCGTGGGAGTTATATTTTGAAAATGCGCGCGTTGCTAATCGTATTAATAATTTTAATAACTTAAGAGCTAAATTGCGATTGAAAATTATAATTAATGGAAATGGATTTCATTATGGTAGAGTCATTGCTTCCTATAAACCGTTACATACAGTTGATCAATTTAGCGTCGATCGTACATTTTTTAATGAGGACGTTGTTGGAGCTTCACAGCGCCCTCATGTATATCTTGATCCTACCACTTCTCTTGGTGGTGAGTTATTGTTACCTTTCTTTTGGTATAGAAATGCACTTGTCATTCCTAATGCTGAATGGAGGGAGATGGGAGAGATTGAAATGAAGGCTATTCAACAATTGAAACACGCTAACGGGGCAATTGATGCTGTTCGTATTACAGTATTTGCATGGACTGAAGATCTTACATTATCCACACCTACTAATGAGAATATTACAGGTCTCACTGCGCAATCTGGTATTATGAATTCGAAGGATGAATACGGCGGCAAAGTTTCTGGCCCTGCTACAGCTCTTGCTAATATGGCAGGCACTTTGACGAGTGTTCCCGGGATTGGTTTGTATGCTAGAGCTTCTCAATTGGCTCTTTCAGGGGTAGCTAATATTGCGTCTCTTTTTGGATATTGTCGTCCCGTCGTTGATGCGCCTATTGTGCCATATAGACCGGCTTATGGAGGTAATATGCCAAATTGCAACGTACCGGATTCATCAACTAAGTTAACTACGGATTTGAAGCAAGAGGTTACAGTTGATCCCCGTACTGTAGTTTTATCAGGAGTTGATGAAATGAATATAAAATCTATTTGCACTAGAGAATCTTATTTAACTAATTTCGATTGGGGTGCATCTACCATAAGTGGTAATAAATTATTTACTATTCAAGTTACACCGTATTTATGGACTACTTTCACAGGTGGCCTTCAAGACGAAATCCATATGACACCAGCTTGTCATTTGGGATGTCTTTTTCAGAATTGGAGGGGGACTATGAAATATCGTTTTCAAGTGGTAGCTTCTAATTTTCATAAAGGGCGATTACAAGTTAAATATGACCCATTTAATTCGGACGATAATGAATTTAATGTAGCATATAATAAGATTATTGATATATCGGAAGAAAAAGATTTTACAGTTGAAGTCGGTTGGGGTTCAGCATTTCCTTATGGAGATGCTGTGAATCCAGGAACAGCATCTTTGCCTTATCGTAAAGGAGGTGTTAGTTTACCATATCCTGCCAGTAATCCTAACGTTCAAAATGGTCAACTTTCTGTTTGGGTACTGAATGATCTTACAGTACCCAATTCTACTATTAATAATGACATTCAAATTAATGTTTTCGTTTCGTGTGGCGAAAATATGGAATTTGCAAATCCAGTTGATGAATATTTGAGTACACTTGTATATTTTAAAAATCCAGACGTTGCATCAACACGAGATAAGATTGAATTATTAGCTCCTCAGTCATCTGAGATGTCCGGATTGGCAGCACCAGATATTGAAGAAACAAATGAACCTTCTAAACCGTTAGCAGCTGATCCTCTCCCTATTGTGGGAGCGGCTATTGATTCTTCTGATGGTTTGAATTCAATTTGTTATGGTGAAAAAATTTCATCTATTCGTCAATTACTTAAACGTTACACAACTACTACGTTTTATGGAGTACCTACCACTGATTCATTTTCTATTTTTGCATATCTTAGAAGATCAATGAATTTTCCTTTGTATCGGGGATGGGCTCCAAATGGCATTCATTCATCAGGGGGCACGCCTTATAATTATTATAAGAGCTCTGTATTGAATCACATGACACCTTGTTTTCAAGGATGGCGTGGTGGTCTTAGACGCAAAACATTTCAGTGTTCTGTTCCGAATACAAAGACCCAGATAATGGGACATATGTCCATTACTCGTAGTGGTGTACCAGGTTTGGGAGTTGCTGAATCGACTGATGAATTATTGATAGAAGGTAATCCTTCATTTGTTGCGGGATCGAATTTGCAGCGTATGCCTTTAGGTTATGCTGGGATGCAGTCTACAGTTATTTCACAGAATCCTGTTTTGGAAGTTGAATTACCGTATCATGCACCAGAGCGATTTATTCCGGCTAAATTTTCTGAACCGAATTCAAATCCAGGTGTTCAATTTCATTATTCAAATACTTTGAACACTATAGATCAGATAACACAACTTGGAGGTCCTTTCTTTGTCGATTATACGGCAGCTGGAGACGACTTTTCATTGTTTTGGTATACTGGTGTCCCCATTATGTATGCGGCATCAGCTGATCCAGCACCTTAGAGTGCTAAGATCCATAAGATTAAACTTATGTAAAATAAATATAGTTTTTAATAGTTTGTACTAAAAGTCAAGAACAAACTTTCCTCTGTGGCTGAGGATGACATCATTGTTAATGATGAAAAAGGGCCGCGCCGAATATTTTGATGATTCAGAATTTTCCCAAGGCGCAAGCCCTGGTTTTTATGAGTCACCAATTTAGTAGCGCGGCCCTACAAATATCGGAAGATATTTGGTAGAGTGGAACTTTCTTTGCGAAAGTCCACTCCGCTTTGGGCCACTTTCGCA